CGGGGCTACGATCCGCAACAACATCATCTTCAAGGACAACGACGGGAACAACACCAGTACGGCCATTGCAGCGGGCGCGGGCGCGAGCGGCAACACCTACCACATCTACAACAACACGATCGTCGGCCCCGACATCGCGGACAACGGCAGTGAAGGGATAACGCCGAAAGGCTCTGACGTGGCTGGTGCCGTCTACAACATCTTCAACAACGTCTTCCAGGATCTCGATAGCGGCTACATCGACAACATGCTGTCGCTGGTCAACGCCACGGTCAACCACGACTACAACGCCGTGGACGCCGCTACCGCCATCTCCGGCGAAGCGAACGGCGTCGCGATGGGCGCGGACACCACCGACGACATGGTGGATCCGAAGAACGCGACGCAGACCAGCTACGACATGACCCCGCTTGCGGGGGGTGCGTTGGTCGATGTCGGCCTGTCGCAGACCGCAGATGCGAACGTCCCCGCGTTCGACATCATCGGTGTTGCGCGCCCGGACGGGTCCGAGGACATCGGCGCGTTCGAGTTGGCCGGTGCGGGCGGCGGGGGCGGAGGATTCCTCGCCGAGCTGACCACCCCCGGCACGGGCCTCTCGGCCGCTGCGTTCCTCTCGGAGCACTTCACGGCTGACGTGTCCTCGGTCTCGTTTGGTGTCGTGTCTATCGCAGTCGATGCGGCTGACCACACCCGGTCGACCACTGCGTCCCCTGCGCACTCCCTGTCGCCTTCCCCGGCGACCCACGCCGCACACTTCCACGCCGAGGCGTCCTCCCCCGCTCACTTCCTCTCGCCAATCCCCGCGGAGCATCTGACGTTCAGCGGCATCACCACCAACGCCGCTGCGTTCTCCACCGCTGCCCAGCCGGTGACCTGGAGGCAGGCGTTCACCGCCCGCATCCAGGCCGCCACGGTGGGCCTGAAGGCCCTCGCTGCGTCCGCCTTCGAGGCCGGCGTGCTGGTCACGACGCTGCTGAAGTGGCTGCGGCGTGACCTGGTGGAGTCCATCCGCAAGATCCTCGTGCTGCACGAGCGAGACGACCCGTAAGGAGACCTGATTGATGAAACCCACCGCGTGGCTCGTCCACGGCTTCAACGTGTCCGACGACGGCGCCCGCACCATCGACCGACTCGGCCCCTGGCTGCGCAACACCGGCTGGAAGGTCGGGCAGGTCGATTACGGCTGGCGCTTCCTGCTCGGCGTGTGGATCGGCAACCCCAAGGAGGCCAAGCAGTTCGCCGCGCTGGTGCGCCCGGGCGACATCGCCTGCGGCCACAGCAACGGCTGCGCCATCATCCACCGAGCAACGGTCGACCACGGCGCGCCGCTGGACCAAGTCGTCTACATCAACCCGGCCCTCGACGTCCACGCGACGCCCGGTAAGAACGTCCGCGTCGCGCACGTATTCTACGCTCCCGACGACATGGCCACGCTGGCCGCGCGCTTCGTGCCCAGCTCCCTGTGGGGCTCGATGGGCCGGGATGGCTACCAGGGCGACGACCCGCGCGTGCGCAACCACGACCTGCACGCGCTGCTGGGCGTCGACACACTGGGTCACTCCGGCGTGTTCCATCACATGGGGCGGTTCGGCCCGAAGTTCACTTTCCTGCTACATCACGGGTGATGTCATGAGTCGAAGTAAGGCCACCGAGGCCGCCCTCAACGCTCTCCACGAGGCCCTCGCCAACGAGCTGAAACGCCAGCTCGAAGAGGGAGCCGTGGTCGAGGTCGACGGCGAGGCGATGCGCGTGTCGCCGAAAGCGGCAACGTTGAACGTCATCCGCGCGTTCCTGAAGGACAACGCCATCGAGGTCGACCCGGCCAACCCCGGGGAGGCGGTGAGCGACCTGCGGGATGCCCTGCGCGGTGCGGAGGATCTGCCCTTCCCGGTCGAGGACGGTGGTGCAGCCAAGCACTGAGGCGCTGAAGGGGGACTTCCGCAACTTCCTCTACGTCCTGTGGCAGTGGCTGCCGGACATCCGCCGCCCGCCCTCCGCGGTCCAGTACGACATCGCCTCCTATCTCCAGCACGGACCCCGACGCCGCATGGTGAAGGGGTTCCGCGGTGTGGGGAAGAGCTGGATTACGGCGGCGTTTGTCCTGTGGTGCCTGCTCCGCAACCCGGAAGAGCGCATCCTGGTGACGTCAGCGTCGAAGGACCGTGCGGATGCCTTCAGCATCTTCACGCGGCGGCTCATCGAGGAGTTCCCTCCCCTGCGCCACCTGCGCCCGCGTCGGGGCCAGCGTGACTCCACGCTGGCCTTCGACGTCGGCCCGTCCTCGCCGGCGCAGTCGCCTAGCGTCAAGAGCGCCGGCATCTTCGGGCAGATTACCGGCTCCCGCGCCACCAAGATCGTCGCCGACGACATCGAGACCACGTCAAACAGCCTGACCCAGCTCATGCGCGACCGCCTGAGTGAGGCCATCAAGGAGTTCGACGCCATCCTGGTGCCGGACGGCGACATCATCTACCTGGGCACCGACCAGACCGAAATGTCGGTCTACAAGCGCCTGCCGGAGCGCGGCTACAACGTGCGCATCTGGCCGGCGCGCATCCCGGCCAAGGAGAAGGTGCCCCACTATGGGGATGAGCTTGCCCCGTTCGTCCACGGCCTGATCGCCAAGGGCGCCAAGCCCTGGACACCCGTGGACCCCGAGCGGTTCACCGATGCGGACCTGATCGAGCGCGAGGCGAGCTACGGACGCGGCGGCTTCGCGTTGCAGTTCATGCTCGACCCCAGCCTATCCGACGCCGAGCGCTATCCGCTGCGCTGCTCCGACCTGATGGTGTACGACCTGGATGAGCGCGAGGCGCCCATGCGCCTCATGTACGGCTCGGATCGCGACCAGACTATTGAGGGGCTGGAGTGTCCCGGTCTCGCCGGCGACCGCTTCCTGCGCCCCCGCCACGTCTCTGACGACTACGTGCCATTCGCCCGCGCGGTGATGTTCGTGGACCCCTCGGGCCGCGGCAAGGACCGCACGGGCGTCGTCGTGCTGCGCTACGCCCTCGGGCGGGTGTTCCTGGTGGGCACCGGCTCGTTCCCGGGCGGGTACGAGGAGGAGACGCTGAAGGCCATCGCGAAGCTGGCCTACCGCCACAAGGTGCACGAGGTGTTCGTCGAGCCCAACTTCGGGGACGGCATGTTTCGCACCCTGCTCACGCCGGTCCTGAACCGCATCCACCCGTGCAGTGTGGAGGACTCCGAATGGGTCCGCACACAGAAGGAGGTGCGCATCATCGACACGCTGGAGCCGGTGCTGATGAGGCACCGCCTGGTGGTCGACCGGCAGGTGGTCGACGCGGACGCCAAGCGCGAGCCGCACCACCAGCTCTTCTACCAGTTGACCCGGGTCACCCGGGAGCGGGGCGCGCTCGCGCACGACGACCTACTGGATGCCCTGGCGGGCGGCGTGCGGATCATGATCGAAGATCTCGACGTCGACGAGGGCGTGGCCGAGCAGCGCGCGCGCGAAGCGGCGCTGGACGAGGAGCTGAATCGGTTCCTCGATGAGGCCGTCGGTGGTCCGCCCCCCGGACGCGGACTTTGGAACACCCTACGGAGGCACTGATGAAGCTCTTTCGATTCACCCCGAACGCCACCCCGGCACAGATGCTCTGCCCTGCCTACGTGCACGTGTGGCATCCGCGGGGCCTGCCGTGGACGCTCGGCTGGCGCATGAAGGTGCGTCTGCCGAAGTACCGGCTGTCCATCTACGCGGCGGCCGGCCTGGGCAGGGACCAGTGTCGCCTCTACTGGGTGTGGGACTAATGGCCCGCTTGCTGGCGCTGCTTACCGCCCTGGTACTGCTCCCGGGCTGCGCCCTCACCGTGCACGTCGCTGTGCGCGACTCGACGGTCCTCGTCGACACCCACGAGGACATCGACGTCACCGCCGGCGACGTGGAGGTGGACTCCCGCGTTCGCCAGGACGGCCTGCTGTGACGACGGTCGCCGCCGACCGCGAGTCCATGGCGGCCGATACGCAGGCGAGCGACGCGACCAAGTCGGCGGTGCGCAAGCTGTTCGGCCACCAGGGCTGGATCCTCGGCTTCGCCGGTACTGCGTCGAGCGGCGCACGGCTGGTCGGCTTCCTCAAGGCCAGCCGAAAGGGCCCGCTGGAGCGGCTGGAGGAGTACCGCGCCAAGTACGGCGAGCGGGACGACGTCGAGCTGCTGCTACTGAGTCCGGAAGGGCGGCTGTGGACCTACGACGGCAACTACTACGAGCTGACCGCGCCCTTTGCGGCCATCGGTAGCGGCGCCATGGCCGCCGAGGCGCTGCTGCACGAGGGATACCCGCCGAAATACGCCGTCGAGGTGGCGGCGAAGCTCGACCCCTACACGGGCGGGCGGGTTCACATGCGCTGGCTCGGGAATGCTCGAAGACCACTACGGGAGAAACGATGAGCACGAGACGAATGCGGAACGAGTCCTTGCTGGAGACGCTGAAGCGCCACGAGGGCTTCCGGCGGCTGCCCTACCGGGACTCGGTGGGGAAGCTGACGATTGGCTACGGGCGCAACCTGGACGACGTCGGGGTCTCGGAGGACGAGGCCGAGGCGATGCTGGTCAACGACATGACCGAAGCGATGCTGTGGTGCGCGGCCAAGCTGGCCTACTGGCCGCGGCTGAGTCCCCTGCGCAAGAAGGTGCTGGGGAACATGCGGTTCAACCTGGGGGCGCGGGGCCTGCTCGGCTTCAAGCGCATGCATGCGGCACTGGAGCGCGGCGACTACCAGGCTGCGGCCAACGAGATGGCCGACTCGCGGTGGTACTGGCAGGTCGGTGGCCGCGCCGTCGCGCTGATCGCCGCCATGAGGGCCGGGTAGTGAAGTTCCTGGCAAAGCAGGTGTCGGGCACCGGGCTTCAGGACGCCGTGTCGCTGCCTGTCTCCCGCGAGCGGGAGACCATCCTCGCGCAGGCGACCTTTGCGGCCACCGGCACGGTGGAGATCCAGGGCCGGCTGCATGCGGACTTCGGCTGGGAGGTCATTGCGACCATCTCGGACACCGACACGGACCATGCCGTTCGGCTGTCGCCGTTCCCGCTGATGCGGGCGAACATTACGGCGAGCACCGGCGCCATCACGGTCGGTGTGAACGACTGACCGAACCTCCCCGGGCCTGGGGCGGGCCCTGGAAGGGGCTCGTCCTGGGCCTGTGGTGGTCCCTGCTGGGAGACTGGAGGGTGGCCGGTGGGGTAGTAGCGGGTCGGGCCTCCTGGGGGCGTACAGGGCCTCTCAGGGGCCCGAAATGTTCACCGCAGATTTTCGAGGGGGCAATCGACCAAGTGGAGGCGCGCGTGCACCCCCGTGGGGGGTCCGCGCGAGCGCGTGAAGGCTTCGAGCGCGCGCCGTGGAGGC